GGTCCTTGATGCTTTCGATGAACCGATACAGGCCGCCGTAGTATTCGCGGTAGACGCCGTCCGTGAACGCGCCCACCAGCTTGCCGTCATAAAACGGCAGGACATCCCCGTTGGCGAATTTCGCCAGGACGAACGACTTGCCGCCGTAGACAGTCGAATAAACGATCCCGGTCAAAGCAACGCCCTCAGGGTGATCGACTTCAACGACAACGATGTTTTCGTAGATCGTCTCTATGTAATTTTTAAGGCTTTTTCTGACAGGAACACTTGAGCCGATACCCACCACCTGTACCCCCTGTCTTTCGTTGATGGATGTTTCGTCCGTCCACGATTTTGGACGATAAATTGCAATTGTGTAGGCATCCGAAAGCATGGACGCATCATTGTAAACATAACTGTCTCTGATCAGCTTGCTTGGATTTACCCCGCTGTTTGAGTAGTAGACTTTGGAGTTGATGAGCGCACCTTCCACAAGAGTCGGAGCGCGCTGATCGTTGTCATAAATGTAAGCGATATCGGTTTTTGCGGAACCAATAGGCAGGGTCGTGCGGGATGATTGTCCGATTTTCCAGCTAATCGATCCTTCGCTGCCCCAAAGTTGTCCGGATGCAAAATTCAAAATAACACTACCAAAACGACCAGGCCGTCCGAGCGGAGTTGCGATGCATCTGGCTGCCCATGAATATCCATCCCATGTGAAAATGCACACCTGTTCGTTTTCATTTGCCAGGGCTGCGACTTCAAAATCGTTCACAAGGTTTGATCCTACCGGAGGATCAAAACTGGCTCTGAACCCGCTTTGTGCAAAAAACGGGATTGGCGAACTGATGCTAAGATTGGGAATAACAGCCGGAGAATAAATCTCCGAAATCCCAGAATATTTCACATACAAACCGGTCGGGAATGGCATCGGCTGCGCCAGCGGATCCATGATGTCGGATACTTCTGCAAAGCAAAACCGGATGTTTTTTTGGGCGTTGTACCAGGTGTTGGTAGTGTAGCTGGTCGTAAAAACAGTAATTCCATCGCCGGTAGACTCCATCCCGAAGGTGCCTTCAAACGGGTTGTTGTGATCCGTGTCCACGCCGGCGTCCACGGCCACGAACGCCTTGCGCTTCTCGATCTCGCCGCCGCGCGTCACATGGACATTCTCGGCCTTGATCAGCATCCCGGGCGCGGACACCAGGTCCGACCGCCGGCGATCCAGGCCGCCCTTGAAGCTCTCGACAACGATGTACGGCATTAGTAGGGCCGGTCATCCCGGACGAAACGACCGCCAACGATGCGTAGGCGCTCGGCGCGATCCACGCCGCCGCCATAGATGAACCGGTCCGTCTTGAGGCCGAGGCCCTTGAGGCGGTTGAAATGGGCCTGGGCCTGGCTCAGCTTGGCCGTGGCGTCCGCCGCCTTGGTGCGCGCCAGGTACTCAGCAGCCGCGTACAGGACGATCAGGGTGTCGTCCAGGAGCGCGATGTCGGTCGTGTTGACCAGGGGCGCCAGCTTCTTGACCGCCTTGAACCGGACGACCTGGTTGTTGGTCGTGGGCACCGGCCAGACCTCAAATTGGTTGCCCTCGTAATGGCGCCACCGGACCACCGGCTCGGTCTTTTCGCCGTTGTCGGAGTCGTGGTTGTTGTACTGGGCCGGGCCAATGCCGTAGTCGATCGGGTGCCAGATGTTGCCGTATTTGACATGCGACTCCAGGATCCGGTCGAAATCGATGTCCGGATCGAAGGTGTAGTAGCGCTGCCCATTGATCATGGGCTCATCGCGCTCGATCAGCGCGAAGCTCCAGTCAAAGTCGTTCCACAGGCGCTGCTGGGTCCGGCGCAACAGGTTGTCGAATTGCTCGATCGTGTTGACGCCCATGGCGACATTCGGGGACGCCCCGATCTCCGCCTTCAGCTGGTCGCGCAGGGCCAGCAAGCTGGTTCCCCGGGCCATGGCTTATTCGGCAGCCGCGACCTTCTTAGCGGGCTTGGTCTCGGTTTTTTCGATGTCCAGGCCGACCTCGCCGAAAGTGGCGGGGAGCTGGGGGTAGGTGCCGGCGTAGACCTTGGAAAACACCTGGGCGCCGTATTCGGACTTCAGGCGGGCGGTTTCCTGGGCCTGGGTGCGCTTGGTCGTGACCAGACCCTGGCCGTTGACAACGGCATCGGAGCCGTGGATCTCGCGCAGGATCGGGACCTCGGCCGCGGTGATGATCTTGGTGACAGTATTCTGAACGCTGCCGTTCAGGAGGATCTCAGCGATGGCTTTTTGCATACCTGGATGATCCTGCCCCGGCCCGGTTGATGGGCAAAAAGAAAGGGGGCCCTAAGGGCCCCCATTGTGTAGGACTGGCTGCTACCGATTAGTCCACATAGGCCTGGTAGACGCCACAGCCCGAGAGCTGCTTGGCCACCATGCCGCCGGTCCAGGTCATCGCCTTGTAGATGACATACTTGTCCTCAGGGCGGGCCGGGTTGTGGGTCTTCTTGTCTTCGCCGTCCATGACATACATCTGGATCGCATCGGTATCGATGAGATAGCAGAAGCTGCTGCGGTTGCCGTTGCTTTCCTCGCCGTCCACATCGCCGTTCTGGGTGGCGTTGTAGCCGGGGAGGTCGTCCAGGGTCGGGTCGTAGACGAATTCGCCGACGCCCAGGAGCTCGGTGGCGCCCATGCCGACAGTATTCGTGCCCTTGGAGAAGCCGGTCATGGAGTAGAAGCCCTTGTTGTGGATCTCCTTCTCCAGCAGCTCCAGGAAGGCCGAGCCGCACAGGATCGTGGTGGGCTTGCCGCCGTAGCGCTTCAGCTGACGGATCTCCTTGCGGAGGCCATCGATGATGTTGGTCTGGCCGGCGACATAGCCGAACTTGCCGGACCGGTTGCGCCAGAGCGGGTTCGCCGCGCGGGACAGGCCGCCGGTGGTGCCGACCTGGTTGAGATCGACAGTACCGCCCGTGATCTCGATGCCCGGCTTGATGAAGCTGGAGAGACCCGGAACGAGCTTGGCGTCCTGCGTGCCGTCCTTCCAGAGCATCGTGTTGAAGCTGCGGGCCCAACCTTCGGTCATGTCGTCCAGCTTGGCCTTCAGGATGTTGGTCAGGACAGTAGCGTCACGGCCGCTGTGCTTGCTGGTGTTCTCGCCGGTCACGGAGTCGGTGACAGAGATGCCATCGATCTTGAGCTCGGTGAGGGTAACATTGATACCGGCGTGGATTTCCTTCCAGGGGTAGGAAACGCGGCGGGTGTTCTGGGGGTTGCTGTAGGAGACCTGGTCGTCACCTTCGTAGCCGGAGATCGCGGGGAGCTCGGACTGGAAGGAGATCGGCAGGGTGATGTCGCCCTTGCCGCCCGGGAAGGTCTGCTGGCGCTTGGTGAAGACGCCGATCAGGGGCTTTTCCTGGATGGTCTGCTTGAAGGCATCCGACTTCACATGGAAGTCGAGGGCCGAGGCGACGATGTTGTCGAGGGTGAGAGGATAGAGGGCCATGGTAGTATCTGGTTCGTGTTTGAGTTAGGAGCCTTGCAGCCCCATCCGGACAAGGTCCGCGAGGGACTTTGGAGCCGGCGTTGCGGAAGCGGACGACAAAGAGCTGGCTGGGGTCCTGAGCGGCATCGTCCTCCCTGCAAGCGGCCTGAGGCGCGCGTTCACATCGGCCAGCGCGCGTTGTGCGAGCTGGATTGCGTCCGATGGATTGCGAGCCGGCTGCGTTGCCAGGAGAGCCTTCACCCGGTCCTGCACCATCTCGTATTTTTGGGACCAATCGGGATCCTTCGCCCGTTCTGCCTGTTCCCAACGCATGACGGCGGCGACCATCTGCTGGGAGTTGTCGGCCGCCTGTTGGCGGGCGATCATCTCCTGCTCAGCCTGGTAGCGCTGCTGCTGCTCCACCTGACGGGCGTATGAAAACTCACGCTCGGCCTCAAGCTGCGCGAGGCGCTTCGCCGTCTCGGGATCGGTCAGGCCCTCATCAACCTTGGCCTTGAGCTCCGGGGGAAGTACATCCCCCGTGAACCTGGCCAGGTTCGCGACATAGCCCTGCAGCTGCTGGTAGGCAGCCGCCGGGTTGGTCTTCATGAGCGCCATGACAGTCATGCCTTCGGCCATTTCCTGAGGGGTCAGGCCGTTGGTCTGCATGAATGTCGTGATCTTCCCGTACTGCTCAGCCGCCGGCTTCAAGCTTTCGCGTTCAGCGATCATCGCTTTCCATCGGGGATGGTTGTGGAACGGCACATCGGACTGCGCTTCGGAGCCGTCCTTCTGCACCTGGCTGTCCTTGCCCTGTGCATCGTTAGGCTGTCCCGGCGCGGGAGTCGATTGTACCTTCGCGGTGGACGAATTCACGGGAGCCTTCGGCTCAAACGCCGTTTTCACGACATCAAGCAAAGTCTCCTTTTTAGCGTCCTTGTCGGCCGCCGGCGACGAACTGGCGGTCTCTGCGTTTAGCGTCTGTGCCGTCTCCTGCCCGGACCCGTTTTCCGGGGCCGGAGACTGCGTGACCTCGGCCGGAGCCTGGGTCGTTTCGGGCGTGGCTGCAGCTGACGGGGCCGCAGCGGGATCTGTTAGCGTCTGGTTGTCCACGACACCGATCTTCTGTCGGTGCCGTGGCTTTGCAATCCAGCCACTTCCCCCTTATTGGGGGGCGGTGGGCAGCCCGTACATCTTCGGCTGGGGCATGTTCGGCACCTGGGCGTTCCCGCCGGGAGGGGCGCCAGGAGCGGCCGCTTCCGGCCCGGGCATCGGCGCGCCGCCCATGGCTTCAGGGCCACCGGCCATCTGGGCCTGGTCCATCTGCTTCTGGGCGTTCTGCTGCACGATGGACGGGATCGCGGCCTTGACCGCCTCGGTCATGTCCACGCCATCGTCCATGCGCTTGATGGCCTCCTTGGCCAGCCAGGTCGGGTCGATGCCGGGGATCTGGATCAGGAGGGGCGCCAGGCGCTCGAAATTGGCGATCTCCGTGGCCTTGTTCGGGCGACCGGAGCTGCCGGCTTCGATCTCCAGGTAGATCTCATCGGCGATTTCCTGGGCCGAAAGAGTCGGCCAGGACGCCCCAGGGCCGGCAATCTTGGCAGCCGTCATGGGGTCCATGTGGGTCAGGAGCACCTGGCTGGCGGCCTTGGACAGGTCCGTCAAGAATTCGTCCAGGTCGTCCACATGCGAGCCCAGGGAGCTCATGCGGCTGGACTCGGCCACCGAGACCTCGGTCGCCGTGTTGCCGGTGCCGCCGCCCAGGTTGGCTTCCTGGCTGCCGACCACGCGGAACAAGTCTTCCATCAGCATGGAGGTGTCGTACAGGGACGGGTCGATCGGGATCGGCTGCATCGGCTGGATCACCTGGTTGACCGCCTGGCCGGGCTGGAGGCTGTTCAGCTGGATCACCTCGTTGGGCTGCCGGTCCATGAGCTTCTTCACATCACCCTCGGACAGCATGCCGATCGGGGTCACATACAAGGGCCGGTTGGCGTTGCGGTGCTCGCGCAGCCGCTGGCGCGCCAGGTTGTATTCCATCTGGATCGGCTTCAGGAGCCGGATGTCGGACGGCGGGTAGATGTCCCGGTCGTTCTCGACCTCGTTGAACAGGAGGCAGAAGAAAGGCCAGAACCGGCGCAGCTTGATGTCCGGGCAGCCGGGCTCCACCAGGAAATCCGGGTAGCCGTCAGCGATCACATACTTCATGCCGTCCCGCTTGTTGTAGACCTCCCAGATCCGGGCCAGGTCGTCGCTGGTCTTCTCGGACATGCCGGGCTCGGTCATCTGCTGCTCCTGGCGCGTGTAGGTCTTGCCCAGGTCAACCCCGTAGACCTCCTTCACCTCGTTGCAAGTAAGCAGGAATTCCTGGGCGACCCACTCGGCCCCGATGAAGCCCTGGAGCTGGCGGCAGCGCGTGTCCACGATGATGTTCTGCGACTGGGGGAAGTCGAACACCAGGCCTTCGTCCGTGATCGTCTCGCCCTCGCTGACCTTCTCCTGGATCTCCTTCATGAGCAGCCGGAGCTGCTCGGCCTTGGCTTGGTTCTCATCGAACTTGCCGTCACGCTGGTCGAGCTCAAGGCGCTCAAGCGTGCGCAGCTGCTCGGTGATGTCGGTGATCTTTTCCACATCCTCCGGGCGGTTGCCCATCACGCGATGGTAGCCGATCTTGACGAAGCCGACGCCGGTCACGCAGACGCGCCGGACCAGCTGCTTCATCTGGATCTTGAAATTCTGGTGCTCCAGGGTGTGCTTGAACACGATCTCCAGAGTCTCGGCGACCTTGTCCAGCTTACGGCGCTTCTCGAAACCCTGCTGCACATCCTGCATGAGGGCCATGGACGCCGGGTTCGGCGCGCCCATGAACATCATCGACTGGTCGTTCGCCACCTGGGCCGACATCAGCTCGCTGGCGTTGCCCTCCCAGATCTGGAAGTCCAGCACGCGCCGGCGCTTGGCGACCGCCTTGGGGTTTTTCGCGTACAGCGCGGCCACGCGCGTCTGCACATGGCGCTGCGCCAGGTTAGCCACATAGCGATCGTCATCGCCGCGGTGGAAGGGCCATTGCTTGCCCATGTAGAAATCAGAGTCCTCCTTCATCCGGCGGTGCGCCAGATCCCAATGCTTCTTGGCGCGCGTGATCTTGCCGGTCCACTCGGTCACGAGCGCGCGGCGCGAGGCACGCAAGTTTTCGTCCGGCTCGCGCTTGATGCCGGCGCGTCTCGGTTCGCCCTCGGACGCGGAGTCCGTGTCCGGGAGATCAGTTTCGATAGGTTCGTTGTTTTCCATGATGGTAAAATCGTCAGCTCCAGAACATCCGCAACCTGTTTTCGCCCCACTCCCTCATCTTGGAGGAGTGCTTGACCCAGGCCAGGGAGCCGGTGCGAGGCCCCTTGGGCTCGCTGTGCTTGATGCCCGCCGGCACCTGGAGCGACAGCCCCATGCCGATGTGGGAGATCCAGTCCACGAAGTCGTCATGCCGGGCCGAAGGGAACTTCAGAAGCTCCAGCTGGGCGTCATTCCACCAGGTCGTGAACTTGGGAAAGTACACCTTGCCCATCGCCATGCGGCCGCGGATCGCCTGGGCGCGCGTCTGCTTGTCCTTGGCCGGGACCACCTCATCGATCGCGCAGTAGATCCGTTCCTCCTGCATGCGCTTCCGAAGGAACGGCCCGATCGCCTTGGAGATGTGCCCGTGCTCCGCCCACCAGAGCAGCGGCTTGTTGCGCCGGAACTGATCCAGGAGCCCATCGCACACCGCGTCCGTGGCAGCCCGGCGCCAGAACAGGTCCGGCAACACCCAGATGTTGTCGTCCTCATCGATCCCAACGC